TTTATATATACCAGAAACAGGAGATGTGATAGATTGGAAAACCGTTAAGGTTAAGAATCTATCTTACTTCCCATCGCTACAACAGCGTTGGCAAGTTCAGGTATATGGCTACTTACTTGACAAGTCTGGCAAGGGGACACCCAGAACTGTTAATCTAGTAGCCATTGCCAGAGATGGTGATGAAAGAGATGTGAAGGTTCATTCAGAACCTTATGACCCGAAGTTAGCAGAGGATGCCTTGAACTGGCTATCTGCTATTAAAGAGAGCGCAGATGCCCCAGAGCCAGAGCGTGATCAAAGCTACTGCAAGTTCTATTGCAAGTACTTTGATGAGACAGGCGAGATGGGATGTACTGGTCTAAAAAAAGAACGTATCAAGGAAGGTGAAGTCTTCATAGATAATCCTGAAGTAGACACATCTGCCTTGAAATATTTACAATTAGATGCAAAGATCAAAGAGTTAACAGAAGAGCGTGAGTCATTAAAGACTGCACTAGAAGGATTTGCTGGACAAACAAACAGTGGTGTATCCATATCTTGGAGCACTATCACAGGGCGTAGTTCAGTAGATGCCGAAGAGGTTGAGAAACTTCTCGGCTTTGTACCAAAGAAACAAGGACAGGAATCACTACGATTATCTGTCAAACATAATGGAGGTAAGTAAATGGCTGCATCGGAAAGCACAAAGTTTCAGATCAACTATAGATTAGCTGATGGAACTTTGGTTAATATCTATGCCACAAATCAAGCAGAGTTAGAGGCATCTCTAACCTCAATCGCTGATGTATCAACATTGATAACATCAACCGGCACTGCACTTGGTGCCACTGCACAATCAACAGCAGGCGCAGCACGGCTCAATGGCATTTCGCTCAGGCGTAGGACAGAAAGGTCCTTGGAAAGGTTGGATGTGTGCTGCACCTAAAGGTGCGGTAGACAAGTGCGAAACCGTCTGGATTAGATAACTAATGCGGGTTCCTTGGACTTATGAGAACCCAGCTTGTGCCGAAGTAGGTGTGGAGTTTTTCTATCCTGAAGTAGAAAACGGAGATAGAGTCCATACTCAACAGGCAATTAATGTTTGTAATAGATGTCCTCACTTGGCAGAGTGTGCTGAGTGGGGCATCCAAAAGGAACGCTTTGGAACTTGGGGCGGACTTACTGCAGTAAAGAGAACTAAAATTAGAAGGCTTAGAGGTATTACTTTACCTAGAGAGGAACACGTTGCTTAATTTAAATAGGGCGTGGCGTGGTAGTAATACCAATGCAACACCATTACCTGATGTATGGAATGATCTTGCTAAGAGGCAGATCAAATTCCGTAGAGGTCAGGTATGTATGGTTGCTGCTGCACCCAATGCTGGTAAGAGTATGTTTGCTCTTATCTATGCAGTTAAAGCAAAGGTTCCTACTTTATTTTTCTCGGCTGATACCGACATAGCAACAGTGATGATGAGAGCAGCCTCTCACTTATCAGGACACAGTCAATTACTGGTGGAAACAAACTTGAATAGTAACCGTCATTACTACGACAAGCACCTAGAGAGTATGTCCAACATACAGTTTGTCTTTGACTCATCACCATCATTAGATGATATTGAGTTGGAGATCAAGGCTTATGTTGAACTCTTTGGAGTTCCACCAGAGTTGATTGTTGTTGATAACCTGATGAATGTGGTAGCTGAATCTGATAATGAATGGGCAGGACTACGAGCTATTATGGTGGACTTCCACGATATGGCTCGTAAGACTGAGGCCTGTGTGATGGTATTACACCACGTCTCAGAGCAGTCTGAGTATGGTAAGGAGAATAAACCACCTCACCGTAGGGCTATTCACGGTAAGGTATCTCAACTACCTGCTTTAATACTTACCCTTAACTATGTTTATAGTAATTATAACAGTGAGTTACAGGTGGCAGTAGTTAAGAATAGGTTTGGTCCACATACAGCAGATGGCTCAGATTATGTATCTCTATTTGTAAACTATGGTGTCTGTCAGATCAATGATGCTGATGCACTAGGTCAGATGCACAGAAGGGATAGCCTGCTAAATGTCAGCCAAGTACAATAAACAAAAGGGTTCTAAGTTTGAAGTTGATGTAATGAAATGGTTTAGAAAGATGGGCGTAGTGGCTGAACGCTTACGCTTATCAGGTAGTGAGGATGAGGGTGATCTAGTAGTTATAGTTGCCGGTGAAACCTTTGTCTTTGAGTTAAAGAATACTAAGAAGTTGAACCTAAAGGAGTTCTGGGATGAAGCGCAAAAGGAAGCTGATAATTATGCTAAGCATCGTGGCGTTGCTAGGCCTTTATCTTATGTATTATTTAAGAGAAGAAACGCAGGAATAGATAAGGCTTGGGTTATACAGGATCTAACGCAATGGTTGGAGGATAAGAAATGATTTGTCTAAGTTGCAGGTCAGCAGGGCAGGAAAATGCAAAGGACAATTACAATAGGTCTGAGGTTCTACACAGAGAATGTAAAGGAGACTGCGCTTGTCAACACAAGACTGGTCCAGGGTGGGTCGTAAGAAAAGGTACAAAGGCACCACTGATGCAAACGCAATCCCCATAGGAGTAATCGTTGCCCACTATGGCGGTGAGGTAAGAGAAGGCAGGGCTTGCTCTGTAAGGTGTGTCTTACATAGCGACAGTAGGAGAAGTGCAGTAATAAATACGCAGGAGAATTTGTACTATTGCCATACTTGCGGTAAGGGTGGCAACGCAGTAAACATTATTAGTATCAAAGAGAATATGGAGTTCAAAGATGCTCTCGCCCGTGCAATTGAAATCATCACTGGAAGCGGCAGTGCAATACAACAAAGATCTAAACGAAGAAGCGGTAGCATTTCTAGAAGGTCGTGGGATCTCTAAGGAGATAGCTGACCAGTACTCATTAGGTTACATAAAGGAACCTTTTGCAACCCACGAGAACTACCAAGGGTGGCTATCTATACCGTATATAACAGTACTAGGACACTGTGTTGGCTTTAAGTTTAGAAGATTAGATGATGGCAAACCTAAGTATGGCGCACCATTAGGACAGAAGGGTCATCTCTATAATGTTAATGACATCATTTTATCTAGTGAATATATAGCAATCTGTGAGGGTGAGCTAGATACAATCATTTGTTCTGCAATACTAGGTATACCTGCAGTTGGAGTTCCTGGTGTTGCTGCTTGGAAACCCCACTTTAGTAAGATGTTTACTGGCTATGGCAAGATTTATATTATTGGTGATAATGATCTTAAAGATGATGGCTCTAATCCTGGGGCAGAGTTTTCAAGGAGGGTATCTCAGGAGGTAATGAACTCTACAATCGTGTCGCTTCCGGCTGGATTAGACCTCAATGATCTATACTTAGCAAAGGGTATAGAAGAGACAAAACGGACAATTGGAGTACCTAATGTATGAAGAACTCGGACCTGAAGGTATTAGCAGAATGGTTGGCGACCTTAGGGATCTCTATAGTCAAGATAGATTACGACAAGGGAACGGTGGAGATCGCACCACCAAAGATAAGAGAATAGATGATGAGTTCATCTCCAATATGTGGGCTGTTATGGATGCAGCAGGTAACTTACTTATCAGTAAGCACCACGATTACGGTCCTTTAAGGCGGTCCTATCAATGGGTTGCGAGTGCGTATGTGGGACAAGATAGCCCGCATAAATAATTTAGTAGACTCTAAAGTTAAACCAAGTAATGAATCATTACGAGATTCTTTTATAGATCTACTTAACTATTCAGCTATTGCAATTATGGTGTTGGATAACAACTGGCCTGAGGTACAGACACTGGATTGTGAATGAGCACAGAACCAATACGCCAAGTATGGCAGGATGGTAAGCGAGAACAACTAGTTGCTGACTACCTTGCTGATGCTAATAGTTGGGAGTTCTATAAAACTCCTCGCTATTACTTTGTAGATTACCTAGTCAATAAATTAAAAGCTAATGGCTATGCTAATTACATTGGTGGAGTAGAAGTTAAATGGATGAAGTCTCATTCAAGTACTGAGGTTAAGTTTCCTTATCAAAAACTTTGTTATATACATCAATAGTTATTTTATATTTCTTTTTATATTCATAATTTCTATAAACATTTGGATTGTTTTTTCTATGTTCTTTTGCAGATATAGCCCGACAGGTTTTACAGTATAGATGTAACTTACCATTCTTAT